ATGTCTAACATCCGGTAAATCTTATGCCTTGATTCTCTTATCTGTCTCTTGAAACCAATTATTTATATATTTCGGAAAACAATATGTAATATATAACATATCCTTTTCCTTTATTTCTTTCAAATCCTTTTCAAATAAACCATGGATATATGATAAATCGGATTTTGCGGTATCTTTTTTACCATCATGATTTATTCTATAATAATCGTAGAAATCGAAAATGCGAGAATGATAATTCTTATATGTCATATAGATTATATTTTTCAATAGCGGTTTTATATTATAAATCGACTCTCCAATGATATTATCCAATTCTAATATAATAGGTTCATCTTTATCTAATGTAATAATTGCACAATATATTTTCTTCTTCTCCTCCGATTCATTACATAATATATAATAATCCACTATTATTCTCATCATCACATCATAATAATTCATACTACTTAACTGTGGGACTAATACCATAAATACAATATGATTTTCAGAGAACCCATAAAAGGGTACTCGGTTACTAATTGTAAAATTACCATTTATATGAATCTTTTTATCTATTTTATAATGAATAACTTCATTATTTGTATATGAAGCAATCCATGTATGATATTTCGACATTATCATATCTATATGTCTAGTTGCATTAAAATGACTCGTAATGCTTGTCTGAATATCATGATGTGGTTTTATGAATCCTTGTGATTTTCTAGTAAAACACTCTGTGCAATTGCATTTGAAATCTCTATTATGTCCTATAGCATCATTCTCTTCTGAATTAAAACAATCGTCGTAATTCGAAATAATACGATAAATATCAATAATCGATAGGTTAAGTGTCAGGGGATGATGTATCATTTCTATCAAATGGCAATATAATAAACATTCTATAGGACAGAAGTTATAGTTTCTCTCTCTGATTTTTTCGCGAATACGATCGCAAAATGCTTTTACTATATTTTGATATTTATAATAATCGGTTTTCGAATTTTGATTTACAAAAATCAATATAGGCACCGTGAGTTTTTTCTTCTCGTCTTCGTTTTTTATATTATATGCAATATCTCTTTGTAATTCTTTTATCTTTTCTTTATAGTCCGAATATGTCACATAGACAATTTCCGTTTTTTTTTCATTTTGCAATTGATACATTTTCGCCATTTGATGAGAACCCTTTTCGTTTAGATTAGATAAATACTTATCAACATTTGTTTTCAAAATACAATATCTGATTACGTGGTTCCCCCAATCTATTTGTGTTTTATATGACTTTTCATCCGGTAGAATATCTTCTGTATATAAATCCATATTAAAAATAGTATTCATTATTTGCGTGAATGCAGGGTCTATTGATAGACCTGCGATTATTTTGCTGATGCTTATTCTTGATGATATATCCTTAATATATGGTGTTTTGTTTTGATTTATACTATATGACCCAAATCGTTTGCATATATCGTCGTTGGTCTTTCCATCGTATCCTATAAATAAATATTTCTTCTGTCTAGTGACACCAACATGTAATAATGATTCATATACGAGAGTATTCTTAATACCATCTGTATGACATGTAAGAGTGAATTCACTTAAACCTAAAAAATATACACATTCGCACCCATTCCCTTTGGATGCATGGATGGATAAGATTCTCGTGGAATCCGTAGATTCATTCAGATTAATCGGTTGGTTATTTTCCGACCGATGCCAATATGCATATTGATAATACTGACCGTCGTTCTCGCGTTCAATTAATTTATGTGTCCAATAGTCGGATTTACGCATATTCTCTAATACCAAATCTGTATATGACTTGGGGTCGGCGAAGAAATTCACCCAGAATTGCTGGAGGGCGGGGTATAATAATGTGAGGAATTTATTTTTATCGCTTACTATGGGAAATATAAACATGAAATTCTGCGGTAGGTATCCATGTTTTCGGATTTTTTCGCGCATATCGATCTTCAACATTTCTATATAAGAATGGATTTCATGGGGTTCTATTTGAAATATATTCTTCAATTCATTATTTATGATAAAGGGAGTATCATCGTCTTCGTGTATATATCCACATTTCCCATCACATATTCCCTCTACTTCTGGTAATCCATATTCTTTGAATTTGACAATATTATTCACTAGTTCTATAAATTGTTTATTATGAAAACGTTTCACTATATTCTTCCCCGTGTTTTTAAATATTCTATATGACTCTTTCGAGTTCTCCAAATGGGTGAATAAGTTCTTCTCACACATAATACTCTGTAATTTATCGCCTATAATATACGTATCCATCCCTGTGCGGTCGATGATTTTATCAAAGGCTTCAATATATTCTTTTTCCAAATCTTGGCCCTCATCTATGATCGCCAGACTTTTTGTATTCAATTGATAATAGCTTCCGGCGTATGTTATGCCCCCGTTTTTATGAATTGACATATCGTTATTTGCAATTGCTTTGACGATATTTCGGAAATACATAGTTCCACCGCCGCCGATTTTTGTTCGATTTGCGACCGCATAAGTAAATGAATCGATAGTGCCTACTACAACGAATATAATTGTTCGTGTGATTGTTCTTCGTAATGTAAACACGACTTGATTGCGCTCATGTCTTTTCTGTAGTAATTCCACTCCGGATAATAACCCCCTTTTTATTTGACTCTCGATTTCGCCGATAATGACATCTTTTGCAGAATTCATTTTTGTCAAATAGAAGAATATTTCTTTATCCGCAAAATCGGGATTCTGTAATAATTGAATACTCTCGAATGTTTTCCCACATCCCGCACCACGCTGGTTGAAATATATTTTTCCGCGAATATTTTTCGGATTCATCTCGCAAATATTACATAAAAAATGGGACCTATCCTCCACACGGAACGTACTCCGGATACATCTTATTTCGATATTATTTTTCTCCTCGATAATACGAGGTAAATAGGCCGCCATGTCATATAGAGATTTTGATTTGAATTCGAACCAAGGTTCTGGGCGATGGTCGAAATGCGTGGCATTCGTCTTGCATATTTCGAAAATATAATCTATATGACCATTCGCTTGTACCCATGCCAAATCTGCATATCTATCTTGACCTTCGTGTTTGAAATGATATTCGTCGAAGATTTTATCATCGCGTTCTATTTGACCAATATCACATCGATAATCGAGATTGCAATCATCGCAGGTTCTCGAAATGAGGATGGGAACACCGTTTTCTAATAATTGTTTGAGAACATATTTTCCAACTAGGTGTTCATGGGATTCATTCGTATAATTTGCACATTGGGTATTTGCTTTATGTGAAAAATAGGGGCGGATGATAGGACCGCATTTGAAATTGACGGGGTCTTTGCATTCGGGGCATATATATTCTTCGGTCCGTATTGCATCGTCTGGATTTACTTTTATACCACTATTCCGTGTGAGTGCGTATTTCTGTAAAATATTCATATAATCTATATAATGACTTACTTTGTCTTTATACCTTTTTATTTGAATATATGACTCCTTCCTCTACCAAAATAATGATAGCTATCAAACTATCATTATTACATATCGGGCAATATATAAATTCCGGTCTGCCGGAATCGAACCAGCGACCATTTGATAACAAATGAAAACAACTACAGTCAAATGCTCTACCAACTGAGCTAAGACCGGACTGTGCCCAATATCTATATGCAGATTTTCTTTATATCTTTTTTCATATATACTATTTCCTACCACCTTATATTACACTTTTTCTCATTTATACCAGTGAAGATTTCAAATACTCTTTTTAGTATATTTTTTTTTATACATTTTTCCTTCTGGACCACACATATCTTCCCAGTTTCTTGCTACTGAACAATGAAAGTATTCATTATTTTTATCTTGATGAATACCATTTACTAAACTGTAAATATCTTTTTCTTCTTTTGGAAATAATGAGCATTTGCCAAATATATTACTATGATTATCCTTTATACACCTTTTCTCATTTAAAATGCCCATTATTTTATAATAAAATTGAAATAGTTTAAAATTATTTTTAATAAATAACATAACACAATAGAAATGGAAATTATATTTAAAAATGCTGGAGAACCTTGGACACAAGAAGAAGACACACAATTAAATAAATTATATAATGAAGATATGCTTGATATAATAGAAATATCAAAAATACATAATAGAGCACCTGGCGGAATAATTAGTAGATTATTTAAACACAATTATATTGTTAATAGACAATCAGCAAGAGGATATATCGCATATAAAAATAGTGATTTATACAAAGAAATAGTGTCTAATAATAAAGATAAAAAGAAAACTGAAATAGCAGATAAATCAGAAAAAAAAATTAAACCAACACAAATAGATAATATATTAATTAGTATTAATAAAATAGATTATATAGAATTACAAAATGATGTAAAAGAAATGAAAAATGAAATTAAAGAATTAAAAAATAATATAAAAGAATTAACTGAAATGATGAAAGCAGTTTATGATTTTGAAGATGTGTAAAATTTGGGCATTTTAAATGAGAAAAGGTGTAAAATATTTACAATTAACACAAAGTTTTGGTTTCATTTCTTTGAAAGATAAAATCGGTAAGCATATTATAATTATATTATAAAAAATATTTTTTGTTCCATTTAAAATGTTCAAGGGTGTATATTCATTTGAAATATACATATGAGTGTGGGCGGTTTTGATGAGAAAAGGTGTATAAAAATCGAGAACAAACCCCCGAAAAAAAATTTTCGGCGCGGCTTCGCCGCGCACTACACCAACAATATAAACAAATAATCTATATGACCCCCCGCGATAACAGAGAGGTGAAAATAAACCGAAAAGCAATTTCTCTATAAAATTGATTTAAAATGTCATATAAAAATAAAATGAAATATACATTAAGAGAATGACCAACTGTATCGTTTGTGATGATAAAATGACTGCACTTGCCAGCGTTAAATGCGAGTATTGCGACTTTGTCGCTTGTCGCGCCTGCTGTCGTAGATATATAATCAACGAATCCATCCCCAAATGTATGGGAGAAAACTGTGGTCGCGAATGGACTCGCGAACATATGGTAAACACTCTAAAAAAATCGTGGATTGCCAAAGAATATAAAGAACATAGGGAAAATATTCTATATGACAAAGAACGCGCACTTCTACCAGCCACCCAAGAAGTCGCCAATGCCCGTAAAGAACACACCAAACTAAAAGAAGATTTATATTCTATTGATGCAAAAATCAGACGACTTAAAAGTCAACGGTTTCAAATAGAACGCAATATGCGAATTGTCTATGCCCGTTCTAGGAATATGCAAGCAGCCGACCGCGAAGAACGCCGCGCATTTGTGAAAAAATGCCCCGCCGACAATTGCCTCGGTTATTTGAGTAGCCAGTGGAAATGCGGTACATGTAATGTGTGGGCATGTCCGGATTGTCATGTAGTAAAGGGTTTGGTACGCGATACCGAACATACATGCGACCCAGATACTCTGGCGACTGCGCGACTATTGGCGCAAGATACGAAAGCCTGTCCCAACTGTCATATAGATATCTATAAGATAGACGGGTGTAACCAAATGTGGTGTGTCAAATGTCATACGGCGTTCGATTGGAATACATTACGTATTGAACGGGGCGTCGTGCATAATCCCCACTATTTCCAATATATGCGCGATACGAATAATGGCGTAGTCCCTAGAAATCCACTAGATAACCAATGTGGGGGTGGGGTAAATCGATTAAATGCCGGTCGTCTAATTGTAGTAAGATTTTTAATGCGTGATACAAATGATATATCTATGAAGGTTACTCGCATGACCCGTAATATAATACATCTCACCGAAGTCGAGATGCCCGCTATGCAAATAGATTACGCGAATCGCAATCTGGAGCTACGGATTAGCTACTTGAACCGCGAATATTCAGAAAAAGAATTCAAAATCCAGCTACAGCGTAGTGAAAAACGTTTCGAGAAAAAACGCGCCATGTTCCAAATATACGAAATGACATCAAATACGATAGGTGATATTCTAATGGGATTTATAGAGAAATGTAGACAAGCACGCAATAAACATCCGAATGTAAATACGCCATCCGATATATTCAAACCAGATACCGAACTATTAATCAAAGAATGGCAGGAAGTATTGATTCCTCAAATAGAAGGAATCGCCACTTATTCGAATGAATGTCTCGTAAAAATCGCGGATACGTTTTCTTCGAAACCCGTGCGTTTCGACGAAGATTTCGGTTTCGTTATTCGGCAATAAATATTCTATATTCTATTATTTGTAATTATAAAAAATCAGGTTAAGCAATTCGTTCAGACCATTTTTTTTTATTCTATCATATAAATTCTTTTTATATGATACCTTTACCCTGTTTGAAAAGGAAAATTTATGTCACCGAAATAGAAACACCAACAGAAGAAACACCAACAGAAGAAACACCCGAGGTATCAATCACACAACGTATAGATGAAAACATAGACGAAGATGCATGTAAAAACCGATTCCAAGAATTTATAGAAAAGCGCAATGACCGCATCTATAAGAAGGTTATGTTTAATATCCGGAACTATGTGATTCTCACTGAAAAAGAAATCTCCGAAATAAGGCTATTGAACGATGCGCAAAAAATGAATATTATTATTCTCATGAATACTGCGATAAAATATTCGCTGAAATTCGTATAAAATATGAGAACGTGTCTCAATGGGTCATATAGAAATATTTTCTATATGACATTTCGTGAAATTAATAAAAATATGGATTGGCATAATAAGGCGCAATCGCAGGATAGCTGGGCATGACAGGATAACTGGGATAATAATAGTCATATAGATTGGAATTTAAATATGCCTGATATAAATATGGACTAGGATAATAGGGATACCCTCCACCGCAGAATCCGCGGTCATAGCAACGATATCTATTACGATACATTATATATTTAAAGGGGGACATTTCTAACCGCAAAAAAATTATTCTAAACGTTATTGTATATGGTCATAAAAATCACAATACTAAATTTGTGATTACAGTTTACGTACAAATGCATACCAAAATAATACACCGCCTAGGAGAATGAGACCCAATTGTGGCGGAGGTATGGGCGCACCACTTTGTGCATAAAAACTCCTGACCGCGAATGGTTTGTTCTCGTATTTTGGGAAAAAAGGATTTATAAAGTTTTTATTCGAAGGGTTATGTAGAGAACGAATAAACATTTTCTATATGACTTGATAAAATGTTTTTATATTATTTGAGTTTATAAATCAAAAATCGCTACGAATTACACACCCCCCCCCTCCTCGATCGTTGGATAATTCCTTCCTTTCTTCCTTCGTTTAGAACCCCATATCATATCCATCGTCGCATACCGCCTCGCCATTCGCCATTATCGTAGAAATATTACTATGGATTTCTATTTGACCCTTGGAACAGGCATCTTCCCCCATTGTCCTTTGGTAACCAAATAATTCTTCGATTTCATCCGCTTGTGACTTTAATGATACATTGGCCTCTTTCAATTTCACCATCTCATTCATATCTAGTATAACATTAAACATATTTGTACCATATTTACCATACTGTCCACACATGACATTCGCAGATACACCGCGCATATCATCGAATTCGCCATGTCTCGCCGCATCCAAGAATACTTCTGTATGTACCTCAAATGTCGCTTTTGCTAATGGTCCTATGTCATCATTGAGAATACCAGAACGGAATATAGGAACCATATCTGTTGTCAGCGTCATACGGTCACATAGAAGACTTAAATGATGGTAGTTGATATACACACCACTGAATTCCATGACTTCTACAAATTCATTATATATTACCTGTCTTGCTGCTTCTATTCCGAGAACATTGAATACCTCGCGAATATCATTACTATATGTCCTCTTATAATCGATGAAATCGATGGCTAATGCTTCTAATAAATTCGTACCAGTAGTATCCAGAATCCAAATATCCTTTTTGACATATTTACCGTCTTGTTTCGTAATCATATTCTGGAGTTTTCGCGGAATCACATTCTGGATATTCGAAAGACCACGGAGGACAATATGGTTCAAGAGTGTATCTTGGAAATTCTTCAAAAGATAAATCTCGTCACTCTGGTCCAATGATTGTATAGTGCCTTTATCCTTCTTCTTCTTTAAGACATCGCTATTGAGTCGGATTCGGAAGATTAAATTCTCCATATTAAAATCGGAATATATACAAGATATTTCCTGACCATACGCCTCTTGTATCGCGAAATGTATATCATCCATCGTGATGTTTTTATCCAACATTTTCTCTGCGTTGAATTCCATGCGTATGACCCATTTCGATTTCTGTATACTTTCTTTATGACTTTGTTCTACTGGGGCTTGTCCTCCGCCGCCACTAATCGATACCGTGTTAGATGAACCTATAAGACTATCTTCTTCGGAACCCTGATTACATTCACTCACTATTTTTTCGAATTCGTAATACTGTTCGATTAGACCGCGGTCTTCCTCTATAAAAGTCGCATTATCATTCGGGTCGAAACATATTTGCACGGATTTGACTACGTCCACTAATTTCGTATGTTCGAGCATCGTTGCGTATGATGTCGCACGGTCTTGATTATCTTCGTCATTTATATGAATTGTGAGGGAAGGATTTTTCGGATTCTTCGTCAACCTGAGTATCTCTTCTATTCTCGGAACACCACGCGTCACATTGGATTTAGATGCCACACCGGCTAAATGGAAAGTATCTTCCATTGTGAGACCATAATAGGTGTCGAAATTTTTCGTTTCGGTAATTGTTAGGTCATAGGCATAATCCGTTGTATTTGACACTTCTTCAATCGATACTATTTCTTCGAATACTAAATCTGGTACCATATTATCACGTGGTTCAAATATTATTTCTCCATTAATCATATTTGGTAGAGTCAAATAATCCTTTGAATATTCATATTTGAATTCCCTTTCTAAAAGAAGATGAATACGGTCTTGTTTTGATTTTATTGGTAGACTCAATAATCGCCCTAGTTTTTGCGCTTGTT